AGGACATGCGCGCCGCGTCTCAATCTGTATATAATGCATGTCTAAGATATATACAACGTCATGTATTTAGAGATAAAGACATATTAAGAGATAAGAGCAATATATATAATATAAATAATAATATCATGAGTAATTATAATAGATATAATTATGATCTATTAAATGATATATGTGATTATTATATATATATGTCTATGTTATATGATAAAGAAGTATCTATTATGGGTTTTTGTAATTTGACAGGAATAGACAAAGATACTATTACAACATGGAGTAAACCGGACAGATTAAGCGCTTCGAGCATGAGCATATATAAAAAACTTTGCGAAAATCGCGAAGAGTCACTATCCAATAAGCTTGTAACCGGCAACAAGAATCCAGTTGGCGTGATAGCTGTACTCAATAGGCAATTCGGCTGGGCTTCTCCATATACGAGCGATGCCAACTGGCAACAGCAACCGCTTACAGCTGCACAGCTTCCAAGATTAGATATACAACCACAAGATATAGCACAGATAGAGCCAAAACCACAAGATATAGTGATTGACAATGTAAAAACAGAGTGTACTTAGTTTTTACAATTAAATATTGGGGTTTATTTGTGCAAATTGACAATAGATCAGGTGCAGCGGATCAGCTCCAATATAGGGGGTGGGGGTTAGACAGGGACCGGAAAACGCCCCTACTAAGCACCCCAAACATTTTTCAAAACAAAAAGCCCTATTATATATAATATAAATATATAGAACCATTACACATATAATAAATAATTAAATTATATAAATGTAATGCATATATGATTGTTATATATAAGGGTTTTACAGATAACGGATATATAGTTATGTAAGGAGTGAATAACCATGAATGAAGGCTACGGAACAGCATTTTGATTTCTAAAAATTTTAAAAAATTAAAAAAGGGTTGATTTAATGGGAGATTAAAGATGAAATTATTTTCAAAGCGCAAAATAAAAATTCAGAAATTGAAAATCGAGAAGTACGAGACAACAAAGAGACTGAACCTCGTACAACAATTATTCACTCACAACGCATTTGCAAGGGACTTCTTTACAGCACAGAAGATTCAGAGTTAGTTGTTTGCTTTAAATATTCAGATTCTTGTGAAGAAGATAAAGCTGCGTTATTTAAGACAAAAAACGGAAGATGGTTTCGTTGCTTACAAAAAACAAAGAAATATGTGTACTTCAACCTTGATATATGCAAATACATTGTTTATGAAAAAACGATCAGTTATTCAAATATTATTCCAATCAACGAAGATTATGCAAAACGAACAGTTGGCGATTATGACGTTCAGAAGTATATGGAGCTGTGGGGAGACGAGGTGGAAGAAGCATGATAACATATCGAGACATACACCGGCTCCGTTCTACAGGATATAAGGTATGTAGAATCACAGATCGGATTTACCTTGTTTCTTTGTATTCGAGACAGGAATACGATGGAAACCCGGTATCAACGATTGTAAAGCGGATTTTATCTCACGTATACGCAATACGGATAGTTAAGAGGTGGATTTAATGAGATTTACAAAACAAAAAATAGACGAAATAAATACAGAAATAAATAAGTTGAACGATAAATTAAAAAACATTTCCGAAAGTATGAATGACATAGTTCGGCTTGTTCTTTCCGAAGGAGAATCCGATTCCACATCAACAAATGATAATGTCAATCATCCGTCGCATTATGAGACAGGAAACTTTGAGTGCATTGACGTTATGATAGAAACGCAAGGCAAAGAAGCTGTTATGGACTTCTGTATCTGTAACGCATTTAAGTACATATACAGGCATAACAACAAAAATGGCATTGAAGATGTCAAAAAGGCTAAATGGTATCTGGATAAATATATTGAATTGTCAGAAAAATAAAAAAGCCGCTGATTTGCGACTTAATTATTTTCAACATAAGATTTCAGAATGTGTATCACGAGATTAGAAAGAGATCGACCTTGCTTTTTTGCAATTGCTTCCAGATCAACACGTAATTCACTTGGAACACGAACTGTTATTTGAGCATCGTTTTGCTTTTGCTTTTTAGCCATATATTACACCTCCATAAGCATAATATAACATAAACGGATAAATATTGCAATGCAAAGCAATAAAAAGCACTGCAAAGCATTGCAAAGCATTACATTTTATGATATAATACCCATATCAATTAAAGATAAGGGGTGTGTATTTATGATTATAGGCTATGCAAGAGTGTCAACCAAGGAACAGAACCTTGCAAGACAGTTAGAAGCACTTAAAAATGCTGGATGTGAAAAAATCTATACAGATAAGTTATCAGGCAAGGACTTTGAACGTCCAGATTATCAGACTATGATTGCCAATTTAACGAGTGACGATGTTCTCATTATCTTGTCTATCGACCGGCTTGGCAGAAACTATGATGAGATCATGGATGAATGGCGAAGAATCACTAAGACAATCAAAGCAGACATTAGGGTTCTCGATATGCCGTTACTTGACACGACTATCGGAAGAACCGGAGACTTGACAGATACATTTATCGCTGATCTGGTATTGCAGATTCTTTCTTACGTTGCGAATCTCGAACGAGAGCATATCAGAGAGAGACAGGCAGAAGGAATCGCTATCGCAAAGAAAGAAGGAAAATACAAGGGCGGCACAAAGAAAACTGTAGATAGTGAATTGCTTGACAGCAATTTGATTCTTTACCGGTCCGGTAAGATCACCAAGTCTGCATTTGCGAAGAATATCGGTGTATCACGACCGACTTTAGACAGGATTTTGTCAGAATACGCTGCATAAGCGTTTTTATGCTCTATCGCCAAAAGGTAAGGCACAGGACTTTGACTCCTGCATTTGTTGGTTCGAATCCAACTAGGGCAGTTTGGATTCTTAATGTTTTTCATTTTAGGATCCTCCTTTCGTAACCCACTAGCGGAAAGCTGATTAAAGAGCCGTCACAAGGCTCGGTGGGTTTTGCCGGTTGAATACCGGCACGTATAAACCCCTTTTATCCCATGGGGAACACACATTTCTCATTTGCGCATTTCCCATCCCCAAGAGGATGCGCACACGAAGCATAGATCAATGGCAGATCATACGGTTTTACACACCCCACGTTTTCCCGTAAATTCCGGTTCGATTCCGGGTGCTTCGTATTTCACAACCTGCATACCCAGGAATACGTTTTGACGCAACAAACTATTTTTTATCGGGTTGTGAATGTAATATCTTGTCTGATTCTATGTCACTGATTCGCGATAATTGACTAACGAACAGTCTTGGATTTTGCGTGGTGTTCACGCGTGCGCCACACAATTTCGACTTATTTGTGACTAGGATTTGTCACATCGACATGTAGTGTAATTGGCTAGCATAATTCGCATATTGCGATATAGGTGGAGTTCGAGTCTTCCGTGTCGATTCCCTTGCAAAGGGGCATTTTTTGTTCTCCCAATGTTGTGGAATCCAACCATGCACATTTTCGGATGTGCATACCGTCACAGGCGGTATTTTGCCGATATGGGATAATGGTATTCCAATAGCTTGCTAAGCTATCCAACATATAAATGTTGTTCGTGTTCGATTCACGATGTCGGCGTTTTCACATGTAAACTGAAAAGGGGAATAAGTTGTTGGTTATCTCTGTTTCTCTAAAACCATCTACATGTGAGTTGATGCGTGGCGGAATAGGTAAACGCTTAAGCATAAGGCAATCCACACTTCGGTTAGGAACAAGTTGCTGAATTAAAAAGACAGCAAAGGAACCTGTATAGGGTGTTACCTGTTGCAAAAGTGGTTGCTATGTGTGGTGCAAATCCACACCGCATCAAGAGTCCGGTTCATTACCGGATAGGCAGGCGTTGCGGTATTCCCTGCCGAATCAATAAAATGCTGATATGGGTTGCTTGACAGTCGAACATGGACAAGTGGTAATAAGTGGTCGGATGATACTTTCCTATATCAGAAACCGTACACGGAGAAGCGGCAACGATTGGCGGTGTTGCGGCAGACTGTAAATCTGTTCCCACGTGGTAAACATTATAGGTTCAATTCCTATCTTCTCCATTTACAGCAAACTAGGTTCGCTACCGAAAAGCACGACCACGGTGCCTGTTTGCTGGATTTTATTATGTGGGTAGCATGTATCACGGACATGCATGATAATATCTGGTGGAGGTATTGATTATTATGGCAGATAAAAAAATTAAAAAAGCGTTAATAAGAGAAGATCTTCTTACTATTACAGGAGATTACAGAAAAGCAGTTATTCTCAACCAATTTATTTATTGGTCTGAGAGAGTTGCGGATGCTGACAAGTTTATTGAAAAAGAAAACGAGATAGCAAGAAACAACGGAGAAAATGAAAGAGAACTGTTTTTTGGATGGATATATAAAACAGCTGATGAACTTTCAGAAGAGGTTATGCTTGGATTGTCTGCGAGCCAGATCAGAAGATATATAAATGATCTTGTATCTATGGGATTTATTGATAAAAGGACAAACCCAAAATACAAATGGGATAGAACAATGCAATATAGGGTAAACCTGGTTAATATTGCAAAGGCATTAAAGAAAAATGGATATCCTTTAAGCGACTATAGAATAGAAATTCCAAATGATGAATCTCCCATTACGCATGGATGCGTAATCAATGACGCACAAATGCATAATCAAAACGATTCAAATGCGCAAACAATACCATATAATACAAATATATATTACAATACAGATAATACATCTTATGCTTTTCCTAAAGGAAAAGTTAGTTCATGCTTTTCTCCCGAAAAGGCGGTCGAGCAAAGCAATGTTAAATATCGAATTGATGATGTTCCGAACCTTGTTAGTCGATATGCAGAACCGAACACGCTAGGAAGCCGAATAATCGACCTTAGAAACATTATCCTATATTTTATCGACAGGTACAACGAAAATTCAAATACAAGGCATATAGACGTATCAGAAAGTGCAATTAAGAGTATCGTCGATGCATATTTCCATCCGACCGGCAAAGTAGTTGATTGTGAAGCAGAAGATTATATGTGGATGATTGATGATTACTTTGCAACCGACTACAAGATGAATGGCAGGCGCGTGTCTAAGAGCTTGCAGCATTTCTTTTCCGGGAAGATCAGAGAGAATATTTACATGAAACGAATATAGGAGTGAGAGATATGTGTGACTTATGTAGAAAAATAGTTGATGTTAAAACAGGATTTTTGGATGCACTTATGACGCAAGAGGATTTTATTGCGAATGAAAATGGAACAATTTTCTTGTACATAAATACAGGCGATAGCGGATGTCCTGGAACGATAGATGTAAATTATTGCCCTGTGTGCGGTAGAAAGCTGGTGGAAGAGTGAAATTTACAGGACAAGAACGTGGCGTTTCATATGAAACTACTTTTGAAGGAATGGAAGTTGAGGTAACAGTCCGCAAAATTAGCACAGGAGAAACAGAATCAGCTAAATATCATTGTTTATATCCTCCTGTTTTCGGATATGACAAAGATGATATAAAAAATGTCGAGGAAATAACTGATGAATTGATTGATAAATATGGGGTGGGAGAATGAAAGCACTAATTAAATTCATCAAGAATCTGAAATCGTTTTATCGGTTTTATAAAGATTATGAGTATAACGGAGCTGAATGCGAGTTTATTATCGAAAACTATCAAAAAGTATTATGCAGCAGAACAAAAACAATGAGCAAACCGACATATTATGCAGATGCTATTATTCATTATATTGACGAATGGTACGAAGATTCTTGGAAATCCACGTACAAATGCGACCCAATTGAGGTAGAAAAACCAAAAATCATGATAACATCTGATGGAAAATTTGCAGAGGTTTACATTGATGGTAAAAAGGTAAGATGCACCGATATGGAATTGCATTTTATCGGTCATTCAAACCAAAGCCCAATGATTAAAGTTAATGCACGTTGGCATAAAACAGACGAAAACGGAAAAACAATTCTGAATGAGAATAAAAATGCCATATTGACAGAGGGAATAAAGATAAATTGCTGATTATCAGCGGAAAGGGATATATTATGAAAAAATTATTTGTAAGCGTACCAATGAAAGGCAGAACAGAGGAAGAAATCAAAGCAAGCATTCAGAAGATGAAGAAAATTGCAGAAATTTACGAGGGTGAGGAATTAGAGCTTATCGACAGCTACATTGAGGATAACCCACCTAAAAACAGCAAAGAAGCTATATGGTATTTGAGTGAGAGCATTAAGAAACTGGCACAGGCAGATGTATTTATTGGAATACGTGAGAGTTTCGATTGGAACGGCTGTCAGATCGAAAGAGAAACAGCAGAAAAATATGGCATTAAAGCATACGCAATTCCGGTAAGATATGTAATTGATGATTATAATGCGCTTCTGAATAAATTACATCCGTATTGCAATGAAACAATGCAATTTTAATAAAAACATTACCGACCACAGATTGATTGTAGTCGCTAACCTTAAACAATTATAGGCAGAGATTTCTTTTCGGCATCTCTGCTTGAATGAGCGGAGGTGCTTTTCTTTATGGCATCTAAAGAGTTAATCAACACAGTAAATCAATATGACAATTTTATAAAGACACATCTTGTCGATGAATCCGTAATATCTGCTTACGTAGAAGCATGTAAGGTGGCTATCAATGGAGAAAAGGATATTAAGTATGGGTTGCAACTTACAAAGCGGTCTAAGGGCATTATAGAGCAATTCTGCATGAAACAGACAGGCGGAACTATATGGGATTTAGAAAAATATGCACAAAATCATAATACGCCATATGACCTGATAGACAAATATTATGAACTTCTAAAATTGGAAAGCTATTACAATTTTGAGAGCTTTATGTATTACATGGAGCGTAAACGTAATTGGAGTAAGCGGTTTTATTATCCAAGAAGAAAAACTTTGAAGGTTGTTGTAAATGACCTTGAAGATTTGGAAAACAGAAAGATCAAATTTTACGGCTTGTCAATGCCATCCCGTGTCGGAAAATCAACAATATGCATATTCTTCCTTGCCTGGGTTGCAATGCGTAGACCAAATAGCCACTCTGCAATGGGCGGACACTCTGGAATCCTTGCAAAAGGATTTTATAAGGAACTTATGAATTTGTTTTCGACAGAAGAATATGCATTTGATGAATTATTTTTCTTTTGGAATCCAGAATATGCAAATAAATCTCTTGTAACAGACAAAAGCGCGGATGAATTTACAATTACTTTGGGTGATCCAGATAGATTCGCAACAGTTACTTGTCGAGGTATTGACGGAACATGGACCGGTGCTGTTGATGTATCAAAAGATGGATATTTATATGTGGATGACTTGGTAAGAGATCGTGAACATTCCCTTAGTCCTACTCGAATGGAAAATACGTATCAAGAATATCTGAATAAGATGGTTGACCGTAAAAACGATGGAGCAAGAGAACTGATGGTCGGTACATTATGGAATGTCCTTGATCCGTTGGAACGATTACGAAAATCTTATGACGGAAATCCAGAGTACAGATTTAGAAGAATACCGGCACTTGATGAAAACGACGAAAGCAATTTTGACTATGAAATAAATGGTTTTTCTACGGCATATTACAGGGATATGAGGGAAAAACTCGATAAGGCAGAGTGGGAAGCTAAATTTATGCAGCGACCATTTGTGCGTGAGGGATTGCTTTTCCCTACGGACGAATTAAGATATTTTAATGGAATATTGCCGGATGGAGATTTTCGACGTATTGGAGTTGTGGATGTTGCATGGGGCGGCGGAGATAGTCTATCAATGCCGATTGGTGCAGAATACGATAACGGAGATGTATATATTTATGATTGGGTATTCAATAAAGGGGCAAAAGAAGTTACATTGCCTTTGGTGGTAGGAAGAATCATTGGGAACGGAATAAGGCAAACACGATTTGAGGGAAATACAGGTGGAGAATTATACTGCCAATATGTTGATGAAAGGTTGCAGGATCAGAAATATAAATGTTCGTGTACAAGCAGGAAAGCGCCGAATAAAGTCGAAAAGCTATCAAAAATTATAGCGTATTCCGGAGACATCAAAAGGAAATTTATTTTCCTTGAATCAAAAAAGGTTACACAAGATCAGTTACAGAAAGATGCAGAATTAGGCGTTGTTCGATACCGAAGAAACGACGAATATCAAGCGGCTATGGACGAATTGACTATGTTTGTATCAATTGGAGAGAACAAACATGATGATGCTGCCGATGGACTTACACAGCTTGAAATGTTTATAGAAAATCCAAATAATCTTGCAACGGCAACAGCAACGGCAAATCCGTTTAGGACAGGAGGCTATTAAATGACAACAGCAAAATACTTATCGCAAATCAAAGAATTTGATATTAAGATTGACAGGAAGATTGCAGAAAAAAATTGGCTACGTGAAATTGAGACATCTACAGGTGGTACCGGTGATGGCGAGCGAGTGCAAACTTCTATTAAGCGTGACAAGTTGGGAGATACCGTTGCAAAGATTATTGACACGGAAAAAGAAATCGACCATTTAATCGACATTTACGTGTCAAAAAAACAGGAGATTATTAAGCAGATCGACCAGATGGAAGATATGGAACAGTATGAGATACTGCATCTGTACTTTGTGGACGGATATAATATCAAAGAATGTGCAAAATTTAAAGATTGCAGTACACGAAAAGTTGATTTGCTCAAATCAAAAGCGATGAAAACATTCGAAAAAATGTTTGGAAGATTATATTATGCGTAAGTTTGCGTACATTTGCGTTATTTTGCGTATGTTTGCATATTGTTTCGCTACAGAACATATAGTATAGTTAAAATGCAAATGTTGTCTAAAGACATTTCAATTTCTTTCACAGAAAAATCCTTGGAAAAGCATCGTGACGTTATCGCGGTGCTTTTTTAGTGCAATTTTTTAGGAGCATAGGATGAAAAGTAAAACAATTTACTGTCCGAGGTGCAAGCGTAAAGTAGGCATCTATGATGGACGGTCAACATTCACAATGACATATAGTTGCCGGAAGTGCGGTAAAAGAGTTTCGTTCAATCCGGCATACAACGAGATAAAGATAAAAGACAGACCGCAAAGAGAAGTTTCAAGCGGAGTAACAATTATTTAGGTATGGAAGAATGAATAACAGAATGTATCTCCAAGACCTTGTTCAAGGCCGATATGGAAGAAAAATTGCATATACAAGCGTTGATAAGATAACCACAGATAATGTTGTCAAAGTCATTGGAGAATGCATTGGAACATTTTACTACAACAAATCTGTTATCCGATATCTTTGGAATTATTACAAGGGAGATCAACCGATTCTGTATAGACAAAAGCTAACAAATGAAGATATCACAAACAGAATCGTGGAAAATCATGCCTACGAAATTGTTCAGTTCAAAGTAGGACAGACATACGGCGAGCCGATTCAATTCATTAGCCGAAAGGATGATGAAGCAATCAACAAGGCTGTGGATATGCTCAATGATTTTATGGCAGATGCAAACAAGCAAGAAAAAGACATCAAAGCTGGTGAGTGGCAATCCGCAACAGGAACATCATTTAAGGCGGCAAGACCTAAAGCAAATTCAGATGTTCCATTTTTAATTGTTGCACCAACGCCGATGAATACTTTTTCAATCTATAACGATAGCACAGAAGAGCCGATGCTTTCCGTTCAGGAGTTAAAAGACGAAAACGGAAATTGGTATAAATTAGCATTTTCTGATACGACATCTTATAAGATTCAAGATGGGAAATTGATTGAGAGCAAACTTCACACATACGGCGGAATACCGATTGTTGAGTTTCCTAACAATCACGAAAGAATTTCCGATATCGAGCTTGTTATTGGTATGCTGGATGCGATAAACAATATGCAGTCCAATAGAATGGATGGCGTTGAACAATTTGTGCAGTATTGGATAAAATTCGTGAATTGCCAAATCGACGAGACAGAGTTCGAGAAAATGAAGAAAAGCCATGCTTTGACAGTAAAGTCAAACAATGGAGATAATAAATCCGACGTCGATATTATGACACAGGAATTGAACCAAACACAATGCCAAGTTGCAAAAGATGATATATGGGATAATACACTATCTATTTTGGCAATACCAAACAAACAAGGGAATACCGGCGGAGATACACAAGGAGCCGTAGAACTTCGTAATGGCTGGGACTTCTCTAAGACAAGAGCAAAACTGAAAGACCCTATTGTTAAATCGGCAGAAAAACGGCTTGCAAATGTCGTGTTAAATATCCTTAGAGTAAATGATAACGATCTAAAGTTGTCAATAAGAGATTTTGACGTGCAGATCAATCATAGTCCACAGGATAATATGTACACCAAGGCACAAACACTTACAGTATTGCTTCAAGCCGGAATACATCCGCTTATTGCGATAGCAACAGTTGGATTGTGGGGAGACGCAGAAAAGACATTTAACTTGTCGAAACCGTATCTCGAAAATCTGTATAAGACTATTGATGATGCAGAAGCGCAAAAAGCAAAGGCACAAGAAATAGTAGATCAAATGAATAAGAAAGATAAAGCAATTACTGAATAATCGGTAGTTGCTTTTATTTTTATAAATTCGCAAAGCTGTGAGCGTATAAAACAGCAATGTCACTCGGTGTCGTTGCACCGTATAAAAATTCGTATGACATGTCGGAGGTAATTATGACAAGAGAAGAATTGATCGCTATGGGAGTTAGTGACGAAAACGCAGACAAGATCATGGCAGATTATGGAAGCTCAATTCAGAAAGCAAATGCTAAAGCTAATGAGTATAAAGCAAAGGCTGGAACGGCTGATGAATTGCAGAAAAAGCTTGACGAATTAGAAGCCGGTCAGCTGACGGAAGTTGAGAAAGCAAATAAAGCTTTGGAAGCGGCAAATGAACAGATCGCAAAGTTACAGAAGGACAATGCAATTAGAGATCAGAGAGAAGCCGCAATGACTAACTTCAAGATTACGGCTGAGCAGGCAAAGACAGTAGTCAAGGACGATGGAAGCCTTGATTATGAATCTCTTGGAAAGATTATGTCCGACAAAGAGACAGCCGCTGCACAAGCAAAGGAACAGGAGATTGCTAAGAAACAAGATGTACCGGGCGGTGGAAGTGCTGGTGGCAAAGATAAAGATAAGACAGCAGATGTTGAAAATGCAGAAAAAATAACATTTGGCAATCCAGCATCTAATTCAGAAGCAAAAAACAGTTATGTGATTTAACAGGAGGTAGAGACGATGGGAAAACCAATCGTAAGAGATTTTTCTCAGGAAAAAGGAATTTTGAAGTTTTTTCCGTATGAAGGCGCAGCGTGCCTTGTAACACAGGCATCCGTATCAAGCCCGGACGAAAACGGAAGAAAAATTGTAAAAGCTGGCACGCCGTTCCCAAGCAACGACGAAAACTGCGTTGGATATTTACTCCACGACGTTGATGTGACACAGGGAGATGCTCCGGGAACATATGTATATCAAGGAACGATTGATTGGACTAAGGTTACAGGACTTTCAATTACAGACAAGGCAAGATCGGCAACACCAAGAGTAACATTCTATGGTGCGCCGGCAATTAAAGCTACAACAGAAAGTGTTTAGGAGGTAGAAGAACATGGCATTACCATTATCAGAAGCATTCACAGCGAGAAGCCTTGGCGTGATGTGGGATAACTATCAAAAAACATTAGGTTCTGCCCCTTACTTAGGCAGACAAAAGTTCGGAACGAGAAAGCAGAGTTCTCTTTCTCTTAGATTCATTAAGGGAAAGAACGGACTTCCGGTTTCATTAAAGGCATCTAACTTTGATGCACAGGCAGAGTTGAGAGATGTTGGAGGTTTCTCTGACATTCAAAATGAAATGCCTTTTTACCGGGAATCATATATGGTTACCGAGAGAGAAGAGCAGGATTACGACAACTACAGAAGCGCAGAAAATTCAAGCCTTGCAAATGATGTCCTTAGAGAAATCAGCAAGAAACCTATGAACCTCATCGAGGGCGCGCTTGTTGTACCAGAGAGACAGATTTGGCAGTTGCTTGCACCGGAAGATGGTATTCCAAGAGTAAAGGTCGTTATCGACAACAAGCCATATTATGTTGATTATACATCGGATGAAGGAGCAGAACATAAACAAAATCACTTCAAGGCTATTACAGGAACAAGCACATGGGATAAGCCTTCAACAGCGGCACCTCTTGATGATCTGATTACAGCACGTAGAGATTTCGCAAAGGCTACAGGCTATTCTCTGACAAGATTCACCATGAACACCGAGACATGGGAGATGGTACTCAAGGCAGAGGACACAAAGAAACAGGTGCTTGGTATCACAGCTTATAATGGCGGTATCAGATTGCAGCAGGCACAGGTTACAGAGTATCTTCGTGGATACGGAATCGAGATTGAGGTATACGACAAACTGTATATTGATGAAACCGGAACAACCAAGTATTTTGTGCCAACAGGAATTGTATCTGCACAGACAGCAGGCGTTTTCCTTGGCGATTATGTATTTGGTAAGACACCAGAAGAGAGAAGCGGAAGTCTCACGGACGGAAATCTGTCTATTGTCGAGACAGGTGTATCTGTTTACACATACGCAACAAATCATCCAATCAATACTCATTGCGTAGTATCTATGATTGGTCTGCCTACATTTGAGGGAATGGATAGCGTGCTTGTAATGAAGGTTAAGGAGTAGCCTATGATCGCTGAATACGGCATTAAATATAATGGCGTGTGGTATCAAGCTGGAGATGAGATTGAAGAGGAAGTGGATAAAAACACTTCCTCTGATACTTCTGACTTTATGACGCCGCCGTCAAAAAATTTTACAAAGACAGAAATTAAGCGTATGCCTGTTGGAAATCTTAGAGAACTTGCTTCTGAATACGGAATTGAAGATGCAGAAGAAAAAACAGGCGAAGAGCTGAAAGATTGTTTGATTAGCGTTTTGGGCTTATAGGAGAATAAATATGACAACATTAGAACAAGTCAAAATTCGATTGAAACAATTTCATATGGAGAAAGCTGACGGAAAAGATGTTGTTGTGTTTGATGAAATCGAAAACAATCCGATTATTGAACAACTAATTGAGCAAGCAAAAAAAGATGTTATTGCAAAGCGGTGCTACCCGGATTCTTACACACAGGAAATGATTGAAGAAGATATGAACTTTTTTGAGGGTGTCATAGTAAACCTTGTTGTGTACGACTATTCACAAGCTGGCGAGAACTACATGACAAGCTATTCAGAAAATGGAGTATCACGCCATTGGAGAGATAGAGACAGCTTGTTTGTGGGTGTATATCCGTTTGTAAAGGCATTATAAAAGAAGATTGTGCGTTATCGTGTTTGAGGTTCGGATGCGGTAGCAGGCGGTGTGCATCAAGGGTGGTGGGCGGCACATCAACTAAAATAGAAAGGCGGTATATGATTGATGACTATTGAGGTATCAACAGCAATCATTATAAGCGTGTTATCACTTGGTTTTTCCGTCTTTATGGGATTGAAAAGCAATAAAAGGACAGATGCCAAAGATATTGAGGAACGTGTGAAAGAAAACACGAGAATCAATATGAAGTTAGATGCCATTTCTAACAATACAACAGACATAAAAAATGAAGTGTCCGAAATGCGGAAAGAAATCAATTCGCATGACAGCCGTATTGTTAAAGTGGAAGAAAGTGTCAAATCTTTTCATCATCGTTTAGATGGCATTGAAGAGCGCCTGAATATGGAAAGGAGTAATTGATATGCAGGAATTATTAAGCAACGCAACATTATTACTTGCTGTAGTTGGATGCTTGGCATTTATTGTGTCCGTGATTACGCAAGTGATTAAGGGCATTTTTAAGAATATTCCGACGGACTTGGTTGTATTTGTGCTTTCTATCGCTCTTACTGTAACAGCGTTCATCGCTTATATGCAATATATTGGCGCGGTAATGCTATGGTATATGATTGTTGCATCCGTAATTGCCGGATTTATTGTGGCGTTTGTCGCCATGTTCGGATGGGAGAAACTGTCTGAATTATGGAAGCGTTTCGGTAAGGATGTGAAGTAAATGTCATTAGATATTAACAAGCAGAAGATGAAGTATTCTCTTAGCCTTGGATTGCAACCGCAGTACAGACGTGACGATGATGGGAATATCATATATACCGGCTATACGGACGATGATGGCACATTTATTCCATATTTGGATGAAGATGGCAATAAGATACCAGAAGTAACAGGAGAACCGATTGAAGCATATACGGAGCCTGTTATTTTTTATTCATCCATAAGTAACAAGCTAAGCGAAGCAACCGCAAAAGAGTTCGGAATCGATGATTCGACCAACTATGCACAACTTGTTACAGACAAAAACGCATTTCCGCTCGTGGAAGGTGCGCTGATATGGAAGCGGTCGGAAGTTGGATATAAGGACAATGAAAAGACAATCATTGATTCAACGTCGGCAGATTACATCGTCAAAGGTGTGGCAGATGAAGGATTGACAGTTGACCTTTATTTGCTCCGTAAGAATGTGAAGAACGCAGAGTAGGTGATGGCATGGCACGTAAAAAGACAATCAGTATGAATTGTCTGTCTCAATCAAGCATTCAGAACGCTATAAAACAGCTTAGAGCGTATCAAGATAGTTTGACATATAAATGTCAAATGGTAGCGCAAAAGTTGGCTGAAAAAGGCGTAGAGATTGCGAGAGTACAGATTGCAGACCTTGATGCGATATTTAATCAAGATTTGATTAAAAGCATTCACTCTGAATATGTTGGAAGTGTCAAGGGTGGCGGTGTATGGGCGGTTGTGGCTGGTACAGATCATGCGATGTTCGTTGAGTTCGGAACAGGAATTGTAGGTCAAGAGCATCCTTATCCGGGAGAATTGCCGGATGGAGTAACGTGGGACTATGCAAGCGGTAAGACAATTAGACAGGCTATGCAAGACATATCTATAAATGGAGATACGTTTGTTAAGGCTGGCGAATATTATTGGACTTACATAGGAGATGATGGGAAACTGCATATCACAAAGGGTATGCCAAGCAGACCATTTATGTATTACACATCGCTGCAACTTATAAAGTTGGTTGAGAAAACTGTAAAAGAGGTATTTAAGAATGGTTGATAACACTTGGGCGTATGAAAATGAAACAAAGGTTTTTGGTATTCTTAATTCATATGCCATTCCAAGGCTGAGAAAGAAATTTCCGAGTATGAAGTGGCAAAAAGGCGTTACGATAACAAATGTCGAAAGCAGTTTGTCAAAACCAACATTTCCAACCATATACGTTCACGAATTGCCCGGAACAGAGCAAGGAAGGACGTTGGACGGGCAGAATATCAACGGAGTTTTAACCACGTTTGAAGTTCAGACGTTTACGAACACAAACCAGTATGACGCGAAGCTTATGCTTGCAATAGTCGCAGACGTATTTAAAGAAATGAGATTTGAGATTACATCAATGCCGGAATTTAAGTCTGACGAAAAAGTATATAGGAGCGTTGCGAGATTCAGAAGAATACTCGGAGCAAATGATAGATTGATGAACAAATAATTTAAGGACCTGTTTTTGGTTCTTTTTTTATGCATATTTTTAAGGAGGTATAAACATGGCAGAATCAGAAGTAGCAGGCGTAAGTACGCTTGGCGTAGTATTTTGTTACGCAGTAGAAACAGAAGCTGGAGTAAAGCCTACAACAGGCTGGAAGGAACTTAGCCGTATCAATAGTATTGATGCAATCAGTAGTGACCCGGAAGCTATTGATGCATCTGCACTTAAGGACAAAAAGACAAGAAATATTCCTGGCAGAGATACTGTATCAGATACAGTACAGGTTACTGTCAATAAGACGGACGCAACAATCAAGGAATGGAAAGATTGCATCTCTGCATACCAAGGACTTGATGGCGGTAAGAGAATGTGGTTTCAAGAGATCACACCGGGTCTTACCAACGCGGAGTTTTATGTAGCAGCACCGCCAAGCGGACTTCCAAAGACCGCAAAGGAGCAGAACGGATTGCTTACAATGGAGATTCCACTTGTTGTAGATGAAATGATGGATGATGCGGTAGCAATTCAACCAGCGGGGGAATGATAAGCCAGTTACAGACAAATAAAGCAAAGGCTGTTGTAGCTGGCAATAGTGATAAAACAGCCGACGATTATTCATCATATTTTGCTGAATAATATAATTATTGCACAGAAAGGGCGGACTTCGGTCTGCCCCTTTCCTATGTGAAAAACATAGGAGGAAAGGTAAAAGGTATTAAAATATGAAAACAATTACAGTTGATAACAAGGAATATAAGTTAAAGTTTGGCTTTGAATCTGTCGAGGTTGGAGACTTGGTTCAGAAGATGTTCGAGATTAAGTCTGGTACATATGCAGTGCGATCTATGCAAGCTGGCAACGAACTTGTGGTTGCAATGCTTGACAGTTCTTCACAGATGCTTGCAACAATCCCTAAGATTTGCGCATTGGCGTTCTACGCTGGTATGCTTGCAAACAATCCGGTGTCAGAGGATGAAGCTAAAACTTTGTTAAAGAAATATATGGAGAAGGAAAAGCTGTCGTTCACAGACGTTTACAACGACGTCGTATATCCATGCATGGAGGATGATGGTTTTTTCTTGATGAGCGGAATCGACAAAATGATCGAGACAATGAATCGGTCGCTGAATCCGGAGGAACAGGAGAATCCAAAGGTAGTTCCGCAGGATCACAAGAAGCCAACTTCAAAAGCATCCACGAAGTAATATGGAAGGGTTTTTTCCCATCTGCATATGCGATGGGAATATCCTATGAGGATTTTAAGCATATGAACCCTAAAGAACTAGAATATGTAAAAGACGGATATATTAAAAAAATCCAGCAAATTGACTACATGAATTGGTTGAATGGGCGATATACGATGCAAGCAGTAGCGGTTGCGATAGAAGCAAACTTCGCTAAAAATCCAAAAGGAAAATACTACGAAGAACAATTCTTAAGTCGCATAGAAACCGAAGAAGAACGGGTAGAGCGACTTCGCAAGGAATTTGCTCTAAAGATGGCTACTATGCGTGAGAATTTTAATTTAAGGAAAGAGAAGCAAAGACTTAAAAAGATTACAGACGGTGCATAATTCGCACCGTCTTTTTTACTATGTGACAGAATGGCAGAAAGTTGGTGGAATCGTGGCAACAGATATTGACAGCCTTCAAATAAAAATCGGAGCGGAAGCACAGAAAGCAAATAGTGAGATTGACAAACTCATAAATAAATTGGGTGTTCTGTCTAAGTCTCTTGGTGGAGTAGATACAAAAGGCCTACAAAAGCTGGCTAGTGGCGTGAATATCCTTAGTGGTGCGATGCAGAGTTTTCAAGGTGTGAAGCTGTCCGATTTTACACGAATTGCAAAGGGCATACAGAAATTTGAAGCGGTTGATGGAACAAAGCTATCGCAGTTGTCAAGCACGTTGACACCGCTCGCAAGTGGAATTGCAACTCTTAGCGGTTTGAATTTTGACAATAAAGGTCTTGTGAATTTTATAAATTCAATTACAAGGTTGTCAAATTCAAATGTGAGCGGACTTAACTCCGTAAATTTTGCACAGTTAGGGTCGAACATAAATCAACTTACATCCGCGCTAAGTAGTTCTAAAAGTGTTGCAAGTAACACAATCCAAGTCGTAAATGCGGTGTCGAGATTAGCAAGTGCAGGAACAAATGCACAGGCAACAAGCACAGCATTACCACTATTAGGGGCAAACCTTAAACGCCTGATAAATTCGTTGTCAAAGGCTGGCGTTGTATCAGAGAATACAATACAGTTTGCATCGGCGTTAGGACTTCTTGCATCTGCCGGAAACAGAACTGCACAGACTGCCGCAAACCTTGATGCACTCGCAGAAGCCTTGAAGCGGTTTATGCAAACAATGTCAACCGCACCGACAGTAAATGCAAACATTATTCAAATGACACAAGCGATCGGACAGCTTGCGTCGAATGGTAATCGTGTTGGCGGTGTGACACGCGGACTTACATCGTCTTTGAATAGCTGGGGAAATTCCGCAAGAAAAGCATCAAAGCATTCATTCAACCTTGCATCTGCAATAGGTAAAGTATATGCGACATATTGGATGTTATTCAGAGCGTTAGGAGTATTCCGTAAAGCAATAGATATAAGTGGAGCTTTGACGGAGGTTCAGAACGTAGTATCGCACAGTTTCGGACCATCTATGGATAAAGTCGAAGAACAGGCTAAGAATGCGATTTATACGCTTGGAATGTCCGAATTGTCATTCAAAAAATATGCATCAACATATCAATCAATGGGTCTTGCTATGGGCATCACCGCAAAGCAAGTCGGAGATGCGAACAACTTCCTTGCAAAGTCCACAGATGGCTATGTACAAGCATCTGACGACATGGCAGATGTGTCTCTGAATCTGACTAAGTTGGCTGGCGATATTGCATCATTTTACGACAAATCACAAGTCGATGTTGCGGAAGATTTGCAAGCGGTATATACCGGTATGGTTGTTCCGCTTCGTAAATATGGTCTTGATCTTACACAGGCTACGTTGAAACAATGGGCGATGAATAACGGATTGAATGCAAACATCGACAGCATGTCACAAGCAGAAAAGACAATGCTTCGCTATCAGTACGTTATGTCGCAAACCACAATGGCACAAGGCGATTTCGCAAGAACCGCTGATACATGGAACAACCAAGTGCGATTACTTGGTGAGAATTTCAAGCGACTTGGTGCTATTTGGGGTAATGCTGGCATCAACATGTTAAAGCCTTTGCTTCAAGCACTTAATAAAGGCTTGGATGCAGTTATCAATTTTTCGGAGAGTATCGTCAATGCTTTGGGTGCAATATTCGGATGGAAATTGGAAATTCAACGTGGAGCTCTTGCGGATGATTTTGAGAATGCGGCAACAGGCGCGGACGATCTTGCATCCGGAACAGGAAAAGCGGCTGATAACGCTAAGAAGTTAAAGCAACAGTTACAAGGCTTTGATGAACTGAATGTGTTAAATACGCCTAACGATAGTTCCGGCGGTAGTGGTGGCTCTGGTGGTAGTGGCGGTGCATCTTCCGGTGGTTCAAGTGGTGGAATGAAGTTTAATGTCACAGAGACAGAGGGACTTTACAAGAGTGCCATTTCTAACCTTAGAGGACTCGGAGAATACATCGGAATAAATCTGACGAAAGAACTTGAAAGCATTGATTGGGATAGTGCTTACAAGGGTGCGGAGAATTTCGGTAAAGGATTGGCGGACTTTTTAACAGGCCTTATATCTCCACAACTTTTCTATGCAACAGGAAAAACTATTGCAAATTCATTAAATACTGCAATTACTGCATCGCTTAGTTTTACAGACAACTTTGATTTTGACGATCTTGGGTTGTCTATTGCATCCGGAATAAACGGATTTTTCCAAAACTTTGATTTTAAGAAGTTTGCAAAAGCTATCAATGGTTGGGTAGACGGAATCGAAGATACAGTATTCACAGCACTTAAAAATATATCATGGTCGGATGTATTAAAAGGTGGTGTTGACTTCCTTACCGAATTAGACCTTGACACAGTTGTAATTGCCATCGGTGCTTTTAAATGGATGCATGGCGGTAAAGAGATTGCCACAGGCGTGTTAAAGAATTTGCTTGCAAAGGAAATATCAACAGGAATTGGCGATAAAACCATTCCTCTTAGCAAAGCAATTTCTATCTCAATTACAACAGCGGTAATTGGATTTAAGGTTGGAAATTGGCTGTACGAAAATACACCGTTCAGTAAGTTTGCAGATGTAGTTGCAAAGTGGCTTGTAGACAAAGAGGGGAATGTAAACATTGCAAAGGCTATTAGCCTTACGATTGCTTCTCTTGGCGTTGTGATTACGGCTGTGCAACTAACATCGGCTGCAAAAAACGCAATCACAAATGCAATAGTTACTCATTTTGCATCTTCTTCCGTAGGAAATGCGGCAGGAGGAGGTTTGCTTAGTGGAATGGCGGCTTACTTTAAGACAAGCGCCGCAACCGCTTCTTTGGGACAAATAGGGATTGCCATTGCTGCAGGTCTTGGACTTGGAGAATTGATCGGAAAACAAGTAAATACAGGTCTTGCATCTCTTGCAGAATCACAGGGAGACAGCGAATTGGCATCGTATTATAGAGAATACGATACGCCATTCAAAGCTATCAAAGGATTGGTAGAAACAATCAAAGAAGGACATACTAGCATAGGAGAACAGGTAGCAGAACAAATAAGCAACATAAAAATTATGGAGCAAAAAATATCAGATCTGCCACCGCAGGTACAAAAAGTATGGAAATCCGTTGCAATGGGTGAAAAACCATTAAAAAGCATAGGAAAAACAGGAAGATCTTCTTTTGGTGTGCTTAGTGAAGCAATCGAAAATGCTTCATGGAAAATGACTGAAAAATTCAGCGGATTTTTAAAATTGATTCCTGGATATGTGGAACAAACGGGGAAAGATGTCGATGGAAAGACTAAAAACGGATTAGCCAATGTTGGAGCTTCTGTTGCAAATGGGAAAAATCAAATAACGTCGCTTGTTAAGCAGACTAAAAATAGTGTAGTTTCCGATTACAATAACATGAACAACAGCGCATCTAACAGTGTCAAAAATATGTCACAGAATACGACATCAAGCGTACAAGGAATGGCTGGGTCGGTTGTAACAAGTATTCAAGGAATGGCAGGAAATTCTACAAACAATTTTTCTGTTATGACTAAAAATGCTACAAGCTCAGCTAATGGTATGTCGTTGTCTGTGATTAATGCTTTAACAGGAATGAAGAACAGTTCTGGCACAACTCTTAATGGTATGGCATCCGATATGGCACAGAAATTTGCTAAGATGCAAGTAGATTCATCAAACGGTGGCAAGAACGTGACTAACGCATTTGTTGGCGCTTTAGGAGGACTTCGTGGTGGAGCAAATAATCAATGGGGCGGTGTTGAATCCGATACAAGAAAACATACAAAGAATACGAGCGGAATAATTCAACGTGAGAATTGGAATCCGATCGGAGCGAACCTTGTCAACGGACTTAGAATCGGCTTAACAAACAAATGGAATAGCACAGGCCCAGCCGGACTTGTCGGCGGTATCGTGTCTCTTGCAAGAGGATTGACATCCGCATTAAAACGTGCGTTTGGTATTCATTCTCCGTCTCGATTATGGAATAAAGAAATCGGTCAATTCTTGCCACCCGGCATCGGTTTGGGTATGGAAAGTGCCATGCCTAAGTTGTTAAGTGATGCAAGCGGAATGGCTACAGATTTGACATCTGCATTCAACACATCCTTGCAGTTTACAGACCCATTGCAAGATTTAGCTGATATGTCAGCGGATATTGCATCATCAATCAACACAGATGTGGCAACAAGCACGTCGACAGTTATTGATACCGGTCGGATGTCAACAGAAATTGCAAGCGGAATTGTAGATGGAATGTCAATGTCACAGGCAGATCAGAACCGGTTATTGCGTGAGCAGAATGACTTGCTTAGACAACTTCTTGCAAAAGATACAGGAATATCATCAAATGATATATTCGAGAGCGTTAAGAGGTCGAACCGGCAAGCGTACAACCGGACAGGTACAAATCCATTGTTATATTAAGAATTTATAGGGTAGGCACGTAAATGTGTCTGCCCTTTTTATGTGAGGTGGTTAGATGGCATATAAAGGCTATTTAATTAAGATTGGCAATTACATATTTCCGCTTTCGATGATTAAGGCAGAAAGCTACAAGGCAACGAATTACGGACAAGACTTGGATTCAACACGTGATGTAAATGGAATTTTACATAGAACGGCTTTGGAAAATACTGCACCGAAAGTTGAATTTGAGACACGAAATATGCTTGATAATACGCAGGTGTCAAGCATTTTTGCGAATATTCAAGCCAACTATACAAATGCAGTTGAGAAAAAAGCAAGTGTTGAAGTATATGTGCCTGAATTAAATAAGTATGTGACAAGTGATATGTACATGGCTGATTTTGAACCGACTATGTACTTTGCTGATGAAAAGGAAATCAAGTATCTATCAACAAGAATGGCATGGATTTCTTATGGAGTAAAAACAGTATGATTAAGATTTCGGAAGATATTAAAAAATTATATATCGAAGATGGAACGCCAATCGAATTAGAAGTGCGGTTTAAGGATAATGCATTTCCAACGATTAAAGGTTCGGACGTGCTTTCAGAGCAAATGACATTGCACGAATCAATTTGTGAAGAAGAACAGTTGAAATTTGGCGGTTGTAATGCATCCAGCTTTGAATTGACAGTATTCAATTTGAATAGCGGAATTAAAGGATATGAAATCGAGCCGGTACTTATCACCAAAAAAACAGAGATTCCGTTGGGCGTGTTCTACGTGGAAACGATTGAGAAATATGCTGGCAAAGACTATAAGAAACTGACCGCATACGATAAAATGCGGTATTTCGATGTTGATGTTAAAGATTGGTATGACAGCCTTACATTTCCTATCAGCGTTAAGAATTTTAGGGATAGCCTTTGCAATTATGTCGGAGTGGAGCAAAACGAAGCAACACTGATCGTAGACAATATCATGCTTACCAAGGAGCTTGATTCGTCAAACGGAATCAATGGACTTTCGTTAATGAAACAGATATGTGAAATCAGCGGTGTGTTTGGACGCATGGATAGATATGGCAAGCTTGATTATTTGTCACTTGAATCTTCTATGTTGTTGCCGGCTGATGATTTATTCCCGGCAAACGATTTATACCCATCTGCCGGAAGTGGAGATAGTGAAAATTCATTCAATATTTCTACGTCACTTATGTATGAGCATCCGTTAGTCGAAGATTTTTTCACATCGAACATTGATGGTGTAATAATCGTGGATTCAGATGGCACACAGGTAATTACAGAGAATAACCAAAATCCATATTACGTGCAAGATAACTTCGTAATTATAGGGCAGACACACGAGACGATTATGGCACTTGCAAATGCGCTGTTGAGTAAGATATCAAGCATATCATACAGGCCGATCAATTCGTCAAAGATAAAGGGACAACCATACGTAGAGTGTGGCGATTTTATCAGCGGAGAAGTTAACGGATATGGATTTGAAGCATATGTGTTTCAACGTGATTTAACCGGAATTAAGGCACTTCGAGATGCTTATCTATGCAAAGGTAAAGAAATGCTTGAAAACGATATGAACGGTGTAACCGCACAACTTCAACGTCTGAATAAAACGACAGAGAGAGTTAAGACCTCTGTGCAAGTGACAGAAAAGGGGTTGGAATCGGAAGTTAAGCGCGCAACGGACGCAGAAAGCGAACTGTCTACAAGAATTGAACAAACTGAACAGCAAATTGTCTTACGCGTGGATTCTGCAACAGGCAAAATTGTTCAAGTATCGCTTATCGGAGATACAGGAAGCGGAACAGAATTTAAGGTTGACGCAGATAATATAAATCTGTCTGCAAGCGACGTAATCAATCTTCTGTCCGGCGGAATAATAAATCTTACAGGCAAGAATATTGCTATAACCTCTGACAATTTTAGCGTGACTAAAGAAGGAAAAATGACTTGCAATGACGCAAACATCGAAGGCGACATCAATGCAAAAACATTTAAGAGTGAATTTTATTACAATGGACAAAAGTATTCAGAAATGAGATTGTCAGCAGAAGCATATGAAGATAATGTCGGTTATTTAATTATGCAGGAGCTAATATCTATTCTTGGAGCAAAATTAAGGCGCACGATAATTACACCGACGAGCGTTGGAGTATATGAAGATGGATACCCAAAAACCGGAGATTATGCTGAAGTGGAAACGGCTGGTTTCTTTACGAACGGAACTGCATATTTGGGATCTTCGCCGGTTATTTCCTCAGACAAAAGCATCAAGATAAATATTCAGTCACTAGACACACACAAATCTAGTGACTTTATTTATGCCTTGAATCCTGTTGAATACAAGTATAAAGATGGCACATCCGATCGCTTGCATCATGGATTTATCGCACAGGAGCTTCACGATTCTATGCAGAGCGATTGGGGAGTTTACTGCGACGCAAATATTGACACCGGGGAAAATGGAGGTAAGGCAATTCGATATGAGGAATTGATTGCCGACCTTGTAGCAACGGTGCAATCGCAAAACGAAAGAATTGCAGAGTTAGAGAAGAAGTTAGGAGGTAGATAGCAATGTCACAAGGATGGAGTAAGATATTCAATAGAATAAATTGGTTGAATCGACCAAGCACAAACACACCATTGAACGCAACAAACCTCAATGCTGGCGATAGTGCAATCGACAAGCTAGATGATAGAATAATAACGCTTGACACCGTTAAGGCAGATATGCAAGTCGTAAATGACATGGTTGCAGATGTGTCATTAAATAGCAATACAGGCGTTATTACTGTAACGTACAAGAACGGTTCACACGTAGATTATGATACAAACCTAGAAAAAATTGCTGTGAATTTTTCGTACGATTATGTAAATCAGAGACTTGTTCTTACGTTATCAGATGGTTCTAAACAATATGTAGATATGTCTGCGCTTATTACACAATACGAGTTCGAGGATTCTGCGACAATCGCATTTTCGATTAACGATAAAACAGGAGCCATTTCTGCATTTATTAAGAATGGTTCAATTACTGATGCGATGCTTGAAACGGGTTATCTTGCTAAGATTACAGAACAAGCAGCCAAAGCGACAAACATGGCAAATTCGGCAACGACAAGTAGCAATTCTGCATACGACAATGCAAAGTTGTCACAATCATACGCTATCGGCGGTTCAGGTGTTCGTGATGGCGAAAATACAGACAACGCAAAGTATTACAGTGAACAGGCAAGCAAGAGTGCGATCGCATCTGCTAATTCTGCGAGTACGGCAAGCACAAAGGCAAGTGAAGCCGCTACAAGTGCATCATCAGCAAGTGCATCTGCAACCAAATCTGCAACGTCAGAGAGTAATGCAAGCAAGAGTGCATCATCCGCCGCTACAAGCGAATCTACGGCAAGCACAAAGGCGAGTGAAGCAGCCCAAAGTGCAACAGCGGCAGGCAATAGTGCTTCCACAGCCACATCTAAAGCGTCAGCGGCATCCACAAGTGCATCTAACGCCGCTACTTCCGAAGCCAACGCAAAGAAGTATTATGAACAAACAAAAGCTATCTCTGAATCATTCAGCGGAGCATTGCGACCGATGGGAACTGTCACATTTGCAAATCTTCCGGCGGTTAGTTCTGCAAGCGCCGGCGATATGTATAATATATCAGATGAGTTTGTAACAACTTCTGATTTTGTTGAGGGTGCAGGAATCACAGAACCGGCAGGAAGCAATGTGTATAAGACAGGAGCCGGTAAATGGGATGTTTTGGCAGGAAGCCCTGTAACAGGTGTTAAGGGAGCAAATGAAACTAATTTTAGACGTGGAAATGTAAATATCACATGCGAAAATATCGGAGCTTTATCGACCGATGGAGATAGCCAAAGCAACACTGTCACATTCACATCTAATGATTCATTGACAGGAGATTCCACACCACCGGCACTTCTTACAAGCGGAGAGACACACGCTTCGATTCTTAGCAAAGTGTCTACTGTCTTCAAAAATGTAAGATGGTTGTTGTCTAAGATGGGAACAACAGATATATCAACGCTTGGAGATGGAACTGTGACAGGAGCGTTAAGTACCCTAAACTCGAATATGAATAACATTATATTATCATATCCATCAATGGATATAGTATCATTAATAACGAATTATGTAACAAATGATAATCTGCCCTTATATTCACTTCGAGTGTTCATTTTAGTGTCTTCACAAGGAACATATCAAGCAATAATATGCAGAAGTAATACTACATGGTTTAGCGGAATCATAATTCCTGCGACATCTCAAGAATCTAACAAGTGGGTATTCAACGCAATCATAGGATCGCCTGGAACATACTCATTGTTTTAGCCTTATTAGCGAAACATTAAAACATGAGTAATAAATAACTTTTGCTTATTGCTTTTGTTGGTGATTGTTAATGTGCCTGTATTAAAAGTAGTATTAAACGATCCGCCCCACTCAGTATCGGATGTCATATATTTGATAGTTCCTCCAACAAGTGGAATTTTAACACTCTGTCTATAACCGCCATATCCAAAAAACATAATTTCACAAAATTGATATGACGTACTTATACCATAATCGAAACTGGCTGAACTCAATGGTTCAATCGTTACGGCTTGATTTCCGATTCTTGTAGATTTTATTGCCATAATATTCGAGTTTAGTTTATTTTGACCGTGGCTTGACAAGCAGGCGTATAATAATTCCTAAAAAACTTTTTAGGAGAATTTTACAAGGTGCTAGTATCGAACATAAAGGAGTAGCATAACGATATATCGCCTAATGGCTTTATATATTTTTTTAGACCTAATGGAATATGTAGGTCTTGTTTTGATGTTTATTTTTAGGAGGTAAATAACCATGAACATTATTGAAACAAACTTAAAATTCGGAACTTTATCAAAGAGATCAAGCACAAAGAGAATTATTCTTCACCATGCGGCGATGAATGGCTCTGTTGAATCTGTTCACAACGTACACAAAGCTAAAGGATGGTCTGGAATCGGATATCACTTTTATGTTCGCAAGGATGGTAAAATCTATCGAGGACGTCCTGAATACGCAATCGGTGCGCACGCTTCTGGTTCTAACTATAATTCAATCGGAATTTGTGCAGAAGGAAACTTCGAGAATGAAACAATGTCAGATGCACAGAAAAATTCGATTAAGGAGCTTGTCGCTTACTTAAAGAACAAATACAAAATCAAGACAGTGGTTAGACACAGGGATGTCGGTTCAACAGCATGTCCGGGCAAGAATTATCCATTTCATTATATCGCAAATGGTTCTGTTTCTGCCGACGAAAATAAGCCAGAGAATAAACCGATTCCTAACGTACCGGGCAAAGATGCGATCGTGCGTAACGGACAGACACATGCTAATAATTTTGCCGGTGCTAATATTGTAGTCGACGGAATACGCGGAACTAACACAATTAAAGCCGGAATCAAGGTTTTGCAGACAGCAATCAATCTTGATTACAAGAAAAGAATTGCTGTTGATGGAATCTGGGGTAATGGTTCTAAGACAGCTCTTGGAAGTCATTATGTCAAGCGCGGAGAGAAACAGTACATGGTAACTGCGGTTCAAATTCTGTTGATGCTTAAAGGATATGTTTGTCAACTTGAATGTCCGGGTATATTCGGTTCTAACCTTGAATCTGCTGTAAAACAGTATCAGAGAGACTATCAGCTTACGGTTGATGGAATTGTTGGATATAACACATTTATGTCTCTTATTCACTAAGTCAATAGATGTCGAACTTTGTCGGACGATTCTGATAGAAATATCGGAGATATAGTGTTATTATAAAGATGTTCCCAATAGGGAACCCCCAGAGTCCCCAAAATTCTGGCTTGGGCGGTAGACAAGTGCTATCGCCCTATATTTATCACATTCTCCCCTTAAATATTGACACAAAAGAACGTGTGTTCTATAATAGGCATATGGATTTGCAAATTATGTGTTAGGGGGTTATGACGTGGAAGAGAAGAGACAGAAGTTGTGCGACATGATGTCACGCATTACAAATGAGAAATTGATGGACTACTTGATTAGGTTTATTGAGTTAGCCATCAAAGAGTGGAATTGAGAAAAGGCAGAGAAAAAATCTCTGCCTTTATTTTTATATTATTCTATACAAGCCAAAAATCATTAAAATTATTAAAATTATAAACAATACAACCGAAAACCAAGAGCAAGCGTGAATGTGATTATCATATTTTTTAGATTGACCGATTGCCAAATCTATCACAGAAATAATAAATCCTAAAATAATCAAAAATCCAAAAGTGAAAAAACCAACAAGGCTGATTATTCCAGATAATGCACTCAATGGGCTTTCAGTTTTCTTTTTTTGTTTCGTATCAATTTGAATATTTCTTTGAGGTTGAAACTGTAATCCGCAATAACTGCAGAAAGCAGATCCATAAGGAATATATTGATTGCACCTAGGACATATCATATAATTATTAGATTGCTGATTATCCATATAAAATCCCCCTTTATTATTTATTCATGCTGCGCATTATTTGCATAATAGCTTTCTGATCTGCTTCTGAAAGTGAAGAGTATAATTTGATTAGTTCAAAATGTTCGTCCGCCATTGACAAAGATGGTACTTCCGACTTCTTTCCCATCATATAATCTGTCGTAACGCCAAAATATTTTGCAATTTTCTCAATTTTATCCATCTTAGGCGTAGACTTTCCTTTTTTCCAATCCGAAAACGTCATATTAGATATTCCTGTAGCTCTTGCAACATCTGCACTTTTTACTCCATTCATGTCTAGTAGTTTTTGGTATATTTCGTACATTTTACGCGCACCTCCAAAATATTAAGGAAATCTTTAATTTTCTATTGACAATTAAAGAAAACCATAATATACTAGACCTAGATTAAGGAAATCCTTAAAACCTAGGCTGTTTTGTTATATTGTTATTCGACGATTTCATTATAACGGATTTCCTTAATAATTGCAATGAATTTTTAAGGAAAGGAGAAGTTTTATGTCGAAAATCAGAAAATATGGTCAATCATATTCCAAATTCGAAAAGAAATTATCTGAAAAAGGAATTACCCCTTACAGAGTAGCAACCGATCTTAATATTTCGCCAATGCTTTTATCAGATTGGAAAAATGATAAAAGCAAGCCAAAGTTAGACACAATGATTTTAATTGCGAATTATTTGTCTATGCCGGTTACAGATTTTTCAGATTTAGAAAGCGAGGTGGAATAATGAGAAAAATCGAAGCAATTAAAGAAGTAACCGTGGATGAAGCAAACAAGTTGCTTGATGATGGGTGGACATATCTCAACATGAACACATCCACCACACCAACAATCTACATTATGGCAAAGGTTATTGAAACCGAGCAAGGGTAAATTCCGTTCCGGATTCTTTTTCGAATGGGTCCGAATAACTGCACACATTTATTAGTTTCCAACCATCTTTTATCAAATTGTTGCAGGTTTCTTCCACTCGAACAAGCCTTACCTCTGTAACTTTTGTTAAATCAATATCCATGGCAACACCTCCCTTCGTTTTATAAGGAGAGTATAACACAGAAAGGAGTAGAAATGAACGAATTACAGATTTTTAACAACGAAGAATTTGGAGAAATTCGAACAGTAGTAGCGAATAATGAACCTATGTTTTGCCTGTCTGATGTGTGCAAAGCATTAGAAATATCTAATGTAGGAAATGTTAAGCAGAGGTTATCCGAAAAGGGTATCCATACTGCGGATACCCCTACAAAGGGTGGAATGCAGAAAATGACATTTATCAGTGAAGCAAACCTTTACAAGACAATCTTTCAAAGCAGGAAAGAATCCGCAGAACGTTTTACAGATTGGGTAACATCAGAGGTTCTTCCGTCAATTCGTAAAAATGGAGGTTATATAGCCGGGCAAGAAACACTATCTGACGATGAATTGCTTTCAAAGGCGTTGCTTGTGGCACATAACAAGATCGCTGAAAGAGACAAGATTATCGAGCAGAAACAGGCAAGAATTGAACAGATGAAACCGAAAGCGATATTTGCGGATGCAGTAGCAACAAGTCGGACATCTATCCTTATTGGAGATTTGGCAAAGCTGATTTGTCAGAATGGTTATCAGATCGGGCAGAAGCGGTTGTTTGAATGGCTTCGGAACAATGGGTATCTGTGTAAGAACGGTTCATCGCGCAACATGCCGATGCAGAGATATGTCGAACAGGGATTGTTTGAAGTGAAAGAAAGCAACGTGCAGAACCCGGATGGAAGCGTAAGAATTACCCGCACAACTAAGATTACAGGCAAAGGGCAGCTGTATTTTGTGAATAAATTTTTAGGAAGGGAGATTGAAAATGGGAGAAACGATTAAAGGGTATAAGGGATTTAACAAAGATATGACGTGCAGCGGAAAACAATACAAGGAAAACACGACATACGAAGAAGATGGAACAGAGATTTGCGAAGCTGGAATGATGCATTTCTGCGAAAATCCGTATGATGTTCTTGATTATTATCCGCTTGTAAATGAGGATGGAGATATTTCCGATTTTGCCGAAGTTGAAGCCGTTGGAGAAGTAAAGAAAGATGGAAACAAGAGTGCAACGAACAAATTACACATTGGCGCGAAGTTGGGGCTTAAAGGATTTGTTAAAGCTTGCGTCGACTTTACAATCGAGAAAACAAGAATTGAAAATGCCGAAGAATGCACGGACTACGACAATGGAAAAAATTACGCAAAGATTGGAAGCTCCGGCGATTCCGCACAGATTGGAAGCTCCGGCGATTCCGCACA